AGACAAACTATCACTTGTCCAAGATCAACCCGCAGCACGTTAATACAATGGGCTGCTTTGACTTCGTTGCCATGTTTGTTTGTGGAGCGGAGGGCTCCTTCTATGAGGATGAAGAGATACTTTCTACCTCGGTGAAGTTGAGCGAAAACTCTCGTAGCCATGTGGAGAAATCCATGTCGCTACGGTCTGTTTTTCTGTCTGTCGAACCCGTCGAGATGGCCCCTGTCAAGGGCCACACTCACGGAGTCTCGGCCGCGTCGCGAAGCACTGCCTCGAGTATGATTGACCAGTTGGGCCAATTGTCCGGGCAGAAGCCGGTCTTCTTTCAAGGATCGGCCGCGGACGTCCGTAAAGGGCGAGCCGTTACGCGTACGTGGCATTGGGCTAAGGACCAAAACGTCTTGCCGTGCACTACCGCCAAAGCGGAGAATCAACTCTTAGCAATGGTGGATGTGGACGAGCACATTGACATGCCAAAGTTCCTCATGCGTAACTTCGTCCCCGTCGTGATTTACACCTTCCAACCAGGTAGCGTGTGTCGCGACAATGGGGAGTATAAGTACACGTTCTTGGAGGACAACAGCGTGTTGTACGAAGTGTCGGGAGGAGGAAGCTACAAGCACCAAGTGTGGAACTATGCCGGTGATTGCATCGGCATCACACATAAGTTCTTGGGCTTCACGACCGCCTACGCTACGTATAGTGTTGAGCGCAAGGTCCTAGACCCGGATCATCAACTGATTCTGCTTTCACCGTTGCGCAAGTACGGTTGGAGGAATGCTCGTACAGCGGCGCGCCAGTTGGCTGCTGCTGAACTTGAGCGCCTGACCGTTGCCCACGGCAAGTTTACTAGACTCAAAGTCAACCATAGTAAGAGCATGCAAGTGCATACTGGAACTGTGGGAGGCTACTTGAAGTCGGTGACTGCGGCATCAGTCGACGAAGCGATTGCCAGCGCGATGCGCACCTCGAAGGTGCGCATCACGGTGAGTACCGTTAAGTCGAAGATGATTTATGGCTCCCCTGATGATAAGGACCGAGCCATTGAAGGCGCAGAGGTGCTCTTGGAGTACCATCTGGCTGGATGTGGCAAACCCGCCACGATCTGTTCGCTGGACGTTTGTGTCCGCAACTATCAGTGGCTGGGTCGTCCTCAGGATCTCGATGAAGACGCGAAGCCGTCCATGGTGGCTTTCATGAAGCCTATTGTTGACGCCGCGTTTGTGCCGGAAAACACCAAGAATAACGACCAGCGCATGGTGAACAAGCGTGTGAAAGAACTCGCTAACACCGTTACGCTGACGCCGTTCCTCGAGAAGACAATGGCCGAATTCGTGGATTTGTTCTGCGAAGGTTGGCAACATTGCATCGTGCCGCTGGAAGTGGAAGCTGTTTATGAGAAGCAGAAGAAACCGTCCCAGCAGCACATCCTCCATGCGTCGGAGCATGAGATAGCCATTCGCAAGGCGTCCATGTTCATGAAGCGTGAAGCATATCAGAAGCTAGCTGACCCCAGAGGCATCACAACTATCAATGGTGTGGATAAGCGCGATTACTCGTGCTACACCTACGCCGTTGCTGAAGTGATCAAGAACTTCGAATGGTATGCGTTCGGCAAGACCCCTCGGGAGATTGCTGAGCGCGTTACCGCCGTATGTTCGGAGGCCAGCTACTACGTCGATGCTACTGATTTTAGTCGCATGGATGGACGTGTGAGCAACATTGCTCGCATGTTAGAGTCTTCGTTGATGCTCCGCTTGTTTGCGCCAATGTTCCATGTGGAACTTGGGGAATTGCTGCGATCGCAGCACTCGTTGAACGGCCGCACCAGGAATGGTGTGTCGTATGAGACCGGTCTGTCTCGGCTTTCTGGCTCGCCTGAAACGTCATTGTTTAACACCATCTTGTCTGCGTTTACCGCTTACTTGTCGATGCGTATGACAATGACTGAAGGGAGCTTCATGGGGCCTAGAGAGGCTTGGAATGGCTTGGGTGTTTATGGAGGAGACGACGGCCTTACGGCCGACGTTGCCCGCGACACACAGATGAGAGCGGCGCGTATGGTAGGTCAAGTGTTGACCTTAGACCGTACGAAGCGATATCATGTGGGAGTAAGCTTCCTATCCAGACAATACGGGCCCGATGTTTGGACTGGGAACTGCTCAAGCTGTTGTGACGTCAAAAGGACGCTGAGCAAGTTTCACGTAACAGTTTGCTTGCCACGCAACATTAAGCCACCCATGAAATTGCGCGAGAAAGCCTACGCCCTGTCTTTAACGGATGCCAACACCCCAGTAGTTGGTTTATTCGTGAAGCGGGCGCTGGCTCTAACGCCGGTGAGGAGGTACTCCAACATTCTGGGCATCTGGAACTCAGAGTTGGATGTGTCTGAGCAATATCCCAACGAGGAGGATGAGTGGATGATGGATCTGTTTAAAGCACAGTTGCCGACATTCGACCATGAGGCGTTTGCCCAATGGTTGGAAGCGGCGGATGCTGAAACGATCTTGAGCCCGCCCGTCCTGTGCGAACGACCTGAGGTTGTTGAACCGACCGATGGGTTTATCGCGACTGACGGGGACATTGTAATGCCCACTGATGCCACCCCCGCACCCGCCGCTGTGACCACCCCGGAGGCTCCGAAACGCACTCGCAACCGACCACGCAAGAAGCGAGACCAGCGACCGGGACACCAGAACGTTCGTGACAAGAACGAGAGTGGGGAAAACACTGCTCGAGTAGCAGAACGTCGAAGAAAACGACGTGCTTCGCCCCGAAAAGGAAGCCGAAATGATAAACAGTGATAGAATTTTATCATTTCATAACTCGCCCCTATAG